TTCTTCTTCAAAAGCTCTGTCACTGTTTTCCGCTGTATAAATCTCAGCATGCTGATTTTCATACCTTTTGTATTCCAGCCCAAATAGTGCATTTAGGCCTGGTTCTAGTTCTTTAACTAGTTGCGATCGTGATATTGCCATAGTCTATATGCTCCTATTATACTTGGTTGAACGAGTTAAGATTCGATACAACAATGCCTGAAAAGAACGCTGCAGTAATATCCTCATTTTCAGGATCTTCTGCTGTTCTTAACAGTCTGAACTGCTTGCCGTCAGCGCTAGTTTCACTAGTGTCCAAAGTCGATGAAGACTTACCAGTGATATCACTACCCGCTGATGAGTTCATGTCGTATGTTGCTAAGTGCTGCGCTTGAGTTCTTGCTGCATCTGAACTTACTACGTATTGCTGGTAAGGGTCGTCCATAACAAAGGCTGTTGTGTCTTCACTGTTCGCCGGTGTAATAGTTGCTTTGTAGAAGTTCGAGAATGTCGGCTTCAAAGTTGTTGCCGCATTAAAGAAGATTCCGTTCAAAACACCTACTATGTTTGCAGCAGAACCGTTTCCGCCTACTACATAACCGCTTGAGATCTTGACACATTCACCATTGTATATAGTTGTGCTGTGGCCAGCATCGATTAAGTACTTACCTTGGCCTTGGATAGATGGTCCACCACCTAATCTTCCAGCTGGGATAAGTCCAAAACCTTGTGTGTTTCTATTTGCCATAGTTTTCTCCTATACCATATTGGTTAACGTTAATTCGATGATAGGGATTAACCCACGAAATAATATTATTTCTTTGTACCACCGAAGGTTACACGAGATTGTCTATCAACATTGATAGGCATCCTCTGATCCTGCTCCTTCATAAGATCGTTTTCTACGGCTTCGCTTCGGTCTTTATGACGATTAGTCATATAGTCCTGTCTCTGCTTCGCGATCTCGACTGGTACCTTCGCAAGAAGAAGGCCTCCAACCCCAATCACTCCCTTGTATTTCCCGTCTTCGAGAACCGGATAGTCACCTGCGTTTTCAACTTCTTCGGCACGAACTAATTCATAACCTTCTCTAATTCGTCCAGTTATGTTCTTCGTATCTTGAAAGCCTTGAACTTCGGCTCTTATCCATCTGTACCTGAATCCATCAGGTGCAGGGGGTGCATCTAGAGATGAAGGTGGAACCCACACTTTTGGTCTTTCAGATTTTGACCGTGTTTGGCTCGCACGAGACGTTTTGTTTTCTTTTTCCATATTACGCTCCTCCCGTGTTTTTTAATTGTTTTGCGTACTCTTCGAGTGGCACACCTAATTTTTTAGCGATTGCTACCTGTGAAGATGTGAGTTTCACAGTTTTGCGACCTGGTTTTACGCTTCGTTTTGCGGAAGCGACCGTCTGAACGGGCTCGGTCGATTGTTTGTTACTACTTGTAGCAAATTTATGCGGAAAGTCAACACGGATTCTTTTATCTACTTCTGCATAATATTCATCAGATTGCGGGTCAAAGCCTTCTTTTTCCGTTAAATCTTTATGAATTTCGAACGCTGTAAAAGTCATGGCTCTGTCAACACCAAACCAAGCATTTTTCGATGCCCATGTTTCTGCTCTTGGATCTGTTGAATCCATACCACCTGCAGGTCTTTCTGGGGCTCTCATCTCTACTGGCTTATCGGCTACTTGCTCTGACTTTGCTTGTTTACTTTGTTCTAGTTTAGCATTTTCAAAAGCTAAAGTTGAAATTCTTTTTTGTGCTTCAACTTGTGCTTTTGCATCACCTGAATCGATAGCCGCAGTTAATTCTTTTTCTGCTGCTTCTAATCCAGACTTAATGCTTGTTTCAAACTTCTTGATGTAATTAGCATCTGTTGTTTCAAAACGTTTTTCTAGTGTTTGTCTTTTTTGTTCTACAGCTTTTGCATATTCAGTGGCTGCATCTCTTTGCCTTTCAGCTTCACGCATTTTACGTGTAAGTTTTGCAATCCTTGCCTGAACACCTTTACTGTAATCTTCAAGTTGTTCGTCGTCTTTTTTTGGTTCTTCTTTAGGTGTTTCTTCTTGTTTCGTTTCTACTGATTCTTCTTTAGGGGCCTCTGTTTCTTGTTTCGGCGCTTCGGTATCAACTACCGACTCGTCTTTTTGTTCTTCTAGATTAATCTCAGCACCTTCGCCGGATGTATCTAGATCAACCATTTTTTCTTCAGTTGGCATAGTTTCCTCCTATGATATTAATATTCATGCAAGATATCCTCTGGATTCTTGATGGTTGCTAAAACTTCATCGTCGTTTAGCAGACGTATCTCTCCACCCTCTATTTTTATTCTTGAGCCAGCATAACGGGCAAACATTACCCATTCCCCTTCTTTGCACCAAGGACCATCGGCATAACGCTCTTTGTCCTTGTAACAATCTGGACCCATTCTTAAAACTAAACCACATTGCGACGCAACTTGTTGTCTCTCTAAGG